TCTGGATGATCGGAAAACGCTGTTTCTGAGTCCGACCATATTCTGATGGTTAATTCAGCTTTAGGCATGTCATCTTATCTCCTTGTTGAAAATTGGCTAACAGGGAGGGGCCGAAGCCCCTCCCCAATAATTGGGTTACGATGGGTGGTTAGCGAGAATGGCCCGTGCCCATGCCTGTGCGTCGTCGGGCCAGAAAAGAAGCTGTGTGAGCAGTTGATACAATTCTTGATCTTCCGTCACTTTGTTCGCGGCGCGAAGCCGCGAATGCCAGGAAGGAATTGTATCGTCTTGGTCTTCTTTTGATAACTGGTAGACGGCGTCTACAACGAGCTTTGCGAGTTCCACCTTAGCCTTCACGTCCATGAAACCTCCTGTATGCCTTGAAATAAGGCTAAAAGCCGTAAGGTCTGGAGAAGGAGGGATGACCCTCCTTCCTATGCCTCATCCATTTACCACTGGCCGCCACATATCCACGATTTTTTCACCCCAAACGAGTAGTCGTTTGGCATCGAGCCGAGCGTCATCTTCGCATAGAGCGCGAACCGTAAAAGTGCGATCCAGATTGGTAGTGATATAGAAAAGGTACGATCCCATAAGGACCTCCATGTGGGAAAATTCCCTAACAGGGCCGGGACATAGCCCCGGCCCCAATATTAGGAGTAGTCAACGAGCATCACGACGCTCCATACAAACATCATAGGCTTTGAAGAACCGCTGTTCAGAACGGCACAAGCTCTCGAATTTGTTGACGAACAAAACGACGGCCGCGTCTTCCCAAGTCGCTGTTGTGGACTGGTTTTCTGCGAACGCGCTATCGACAACTTTGACAAATTCGCGGGCAAGTGCCTTTAAGTTTCCTGCATCCTGAACTTCGATTGCTACCCTATGACGATTGTAAGTGGGCTTGTTAGCCCACGGGATAGTGATGTCATGCTCTGAAGACATTATAAAACCTCCTTTGATTACGCAAATGCGCTAACGAGAAGGGGTCAAAGCCCCTTCCCAATGCCTTTCGCTTAGAGGGGAAACTTCCGATCAAGCCACCTGTTGAGCGGCCTGTGAATAAAGGAGAGATAGATAGCGAAACCTATCCCGATTGAAATTAGATCAGATATTTCCATGGTTTACCTCCTTGCCATTATTGGCTAAAAGCCGAGGGGAGCGGAGCGGCGAAACTGTTGATGATTGAGCGCTGCTACGACGCTCCCCGTGCAAATGAGACCTGTGCTCACACAGGTCCAAATAAACAAACGAAAGGGGAGACCGAAGCCTCCCCTTTCAATGATTTGTGGACTTTAAACCGGCCAACCGGAACTCCAGGCATAGCTTCGCCTGCGAGCCCTAAAAGGCCGATTCTCGGTTGCCGATGTCCATTCTCAGGCGGGTTCGCGTTTGATCCTCCTTTCTGATCTGCGGGCTATTACCCCCGCCGCTCCTCTTTGATTGTGCCATTGTGTTCTACCTACTTCCCGCCGTGTCCGCAGATCACCTGTACCTGCTTCACCTCTTCGGCTCGCCACCGCTTTTATGGTTTTTATGGCGACTAGACGGGCTTCCCTATGGGCCGTACATCCGAGGGACTTTCGTCCACTGCTTCAATTTATGGTACTATTATAGAGTAAAACGCAAGTAAAGTCAAGAGGTTTCTTGTACTTTTACTCAACATATTGATCACATTTTCGTGATCAATGGCTATATGGAAGTATTATGAAGAGAAAATGTCTGAAACGCTGCTTAGAATCTGCGGAACGAAGCTTTCGTGTATGACTTTTATGGTCTTTCTAGCATCATTTAACTGCTGCTCATACTGATAAGCCGTCACGATAGCCCTGCTATCTTCATCTATAATGCTATTATAGCAGGTTTCATCAACAATTACAACCCTTTGTGGAACAATAGTTCCATCAACTAGCTGTGAAGATGGCTGTATAATCTGCTGATACTGGAAGATTTGCTGCTGTGCATTAGGTATAGAGCCGTACTTAGACTTGATATACCGCTGAAAACTCGCGTAATCGAGGGGCCACTGGTAGAACGGATCCAGGATCTGATTGGTCATTAGGATGATCCAGTCCAGGGCCGAATTCTGGTAGTAGATATTGGACACGACGTCGGGGCGTTGACCGTCCTGAATGTAATGCGTGTAGTAAATCGTCGCGTAATCGCGCACGAGGTCGACGATCTCGAAGCGCTTGGTGATATCGGTCACGACGACGGGCGTAATGCCACCATCAAAGCTATAGTAAATCTTTGGGAAAGCAGAAAAAAGAAAACCAGCTTGCATATCAGTAGTTGTTCGCCTGAATCAAGGACTTCGTGACGATGTTCGTCTCCATGATCTGGATACTCAACGACACCTCAACGGGCGCGTGCGATCCCTGGAAATAGGAGGGAAAACCAGCACCATGATAATTGACGGTGACATGCTGGAAAACCGACGGCCCAATCGTGAACAGGTACTGAGGATAATGAAACGCCACGGTGCATTCATCGGGATACGTAAACAAATAGTTCGAGTAGGCCGTGGACGTGTCAGGGGCTTGCGCGTATTTCAGAACCTGAATGATCGAGTTTAGCGTGTCGGATTCAGCTTGGGACCGGATCGAAAACTTGTACTCGAAGTTATGAACACGGAAGCTCGACCCCTTATAGATGGCTGCTAGGCACGGATTGCGTGTCACCCCGAGCGCCAGGGCAGCACCAGGGCCACCCACAGAGTCTAGGGCCGTACGAGCTGCAAGGGCAGGCGTTTCGGTGATCACCGACTTCCAGTCGAAGCTCTTAATAATGTCAACCCAGCTCATATTGATCGAAGCATTCTTCAGCGCTTCACGCGTGACGATGTCTCTATCGGTTAATGAAGCACCCTCATAATCTGCCTGATATGAAGTCTGAAGGTTCGATGGCATCGGGAGAGTGATCGTTCCAAGCGTGGACCTGGTCGCGGACGTGTTCCTATTCTCGCGCGAATAAGCGAAGATCGAAAACTGCAACCAGTAGTCAATGGTATCGATATCGGCGGGGAACCGCAGGTTTCCATAGGAGGTAACGGTTCCCGAAGCTGGAATGCCAGCCAAGGACGAAGACGGCGTAGCGGCCGCTGTAGAGGACGTGGCAACGGTCGGAGTAGCGAAGCCCGCCGGCGTCAAGACATCGGGTGTTGGGGTAGACGTAGCACCGCCATAGAGTCCACCATAGGAAGGTGATGGATAAGTCAAAGACGGTGGGGGAAGAGCCATAAATACCCGAAGCTTTTTAAGTATTTATGCGTGCGTAAGAGAGGCCGTCCCCTACCCGTAAAATCGGCATTCGTACCCAAAAATCCCGATAAATACGTCGGAGCCAAATCCCGAAAGCCTGGGGGCGAATTCGGTCTGATCGTCGCTCGGTCGGGATGGGAACGGCAAGTGATGAAGTTCCTCGACGAGAACATCAATGTTCTAGCATGGAACTCGGAGGGATTTTCCGTCGATTATCGGTCCCCCCTGGACGGGCGGCTTCACAAATACTATCCGGACTTCGTCATCAAGGCACGGCAGACGGACGGGTCGGTGAAAACTGTTGTCGTCGAAATCAAGCCGGCCAAACAAGCCAAAAGCAATCCCAAGACGCTAAAGGATCGGATTACACGAGCCGTGAATGAAGCCAAGTGGGCTGCGGCGCGGGCGTGGTGCGAGCAGAGAAACATTTCCTTCCTCATACTGACCGAAGACGAAATCAACTTTGCAGGATAAAAAAGGCGGGTTTCCCCGCCGATCTATTACGTCTTATCACCACCCTTGGGTTTCGGTAGAGACGTAACCTTCAGTCCTGGCTTCTCGCCACCCTTACCACCCAAAGAAACATTCTGGCGTCCCGTAACCTTGACGGGATGACCATTGGCTTTTTTCACCATTACTTCACCTCTTCCTTGTCTGGATCAACATCGTCAGGATCAGGAAAGAAATCAGTAGGCAGCAAGCCAGGAACCTCAATAGCATCGGTATCGGGGATTATGGCATCCACGACGTCTTCCCATAGCAGAAGCCGGGCGGGTGTCCGAGACGGCTTCCAATTCTTTTGCTTTTCCGTACTCATCATTTCAACCTAACCTCTGACGTGGCTTTTATAAGGAGTAGTCGTGACTGTTTCAACTAAATACTGATGCATGCAAAAACGCACCCCCGAAGTTTTCCAGAAAATACTCGTTCAAGCCGCGAAGGAAGGAATTTTCCCCGTCTTCGATAAGCGAGCGCGGGAGTGGTTCAGACAAAAGGCACGAGAGACCCACGTAACAGCCCCTAAGATCATTAGAGAACGACAGATTGTTACGAGCGCTCCGAAGCCTGGGGACTGCCTGATTTTCGAATACCAAGCAAAGTGGAAAGATAGGCTGCCATATTGGGACAGATATCCAGCTATATTTCTTCTGGATGTGTGGGAGGCCGAAAAAAAATACCTTGGCATCAATCTACATTACCTACCCTACAACCTAAGAGCTAAGCTCCTCGACGCTCTATATTCAAATTTACGACCCAACGACGAGGGCTACAACATGATCATATCTTATCGGATCTTGAAGGCGGCTTCTCGTTACCGGGCATTTCGTCCCTGCGTAAAACAATACCATTTTTCGCACATCAAGTCACGCTTCGTAAAGGTCACGCCGTCTGAGTGGGACGTGGCGCTGTTCTTGCCCATAGCCAGATGGCAGAAGCAATCCGAGGCTTATGTATGGAGGAAGAGCGAAGCGATCATCGACCGCTACAAGCCCGGTCCTGGCCGATGGATGAGGCTGGCTCGCAGGTTCCTGAAGAGCAAGGGCATCCTCTAAAGATGCACGATGCGTTCAATGGTCTCCTGCTCCTCGAAGAGCTGGAGCGTGAAGAGCGTGTTGACGGCGAGCTGCTCGAAGGATTCGCGAACGTCCAAGGAAAGCTCCTCGTAAGGAACGACGACCTTCTTTTTGGTTATGAGTGCTCCTCGGGCGTAAATCCTACGGGCCAGGGGATCGATGAAGGGTTCAAGTCTGTTTAAGGCTGTTTTGTTGAGCATGATTCACAAAAAAGGGCGGGGTAATTCCCGCCCTTTTATTTAGATTGTCTGTCCGATTAGGACGTCGGAGCCGTATTAGCCACCGGGGCCGTGTTGGCATCGACCGTATTAGCCACGGGTGCTGAGTTCGCTACCGGGGCTGAATTGGCCACAGGAGCGGTGTTAGCGACCGGGGCCGTGTTAGCCGAGGCCGGCGTCAGAGCTGCCGTGAGCGTCGAATGTGCCGATGCCAGAGCGGCAATGTCACTCTGCATGGCAGTTGCAAGAGCCGCGACCGCGGCCGGGTCATTGGCATTAGCAGCCAACTGCGCAGCGGCCTGCTGCAACAGAGAGATGCCAGTGCTGATGTCGCTCGTGATCTGGACAATGCCTGCCTGAACCTGAGCTTCATCGCTTTGTAGTGCTGAAAAATCCGTCATTAATTGTAGTCCTTGTTCCTCAATAACTTTGAGCCGTTCGTTGATATTTATAAGTAGCTGTTCAATCCGCGTTAATCGTCCCATTCCCCTTATTCTGCTTTGAAATATGTCTTCCATTCTTCCGTTCCACATAAATATTTAGAATAGCCAAAAATCATATGTTCGATATCAATCAATTCACGTCGACTATTTCCTCGGGCGGTTTAGCCCGCACAGCGAATTTCACTGTGCAAATCACACCGCCTTCATCTGTCACCCCCCCAGCCGGGTCTGTTCAGGACTTAATGTGGCGAGCAGAGAGCGCAACTTTTCCGGGAAGACAGGTCCAAACCAACGATTATTTAAGCTATGGTCCGATCCAAAAGGTCGCGAATGCCAGCCTCTACGTACCTGTTGACACTACTATTTATGTCTCAACCGATCTGCGAGAGAAACTTTTCTTCGAACGGTGGCAAGATTTAGCTTGTGGTACAGCACGGGCCTCGTCAGGAGCTAATGCTGGCCAATTCGATATCGGCTATTACGCAAACTATATCGGGACGGTTCAAATCAGTCAGTACGACACGCTAGGAAACGTCACCAACACCTGTACACTTCTCGAAGCATGGCCCGGTACCGTAGGAGGACTCGAAGGCCACTGGGAGAGAAACGAAATACATCGCCTCACTATCGGTTGGTACTACCGATACTTTACTGATGACACTAGCAGTTCCTAAAGGATTTAAATGCCATTACCCAAAGTCGACTTACCGACATATAAAGCTAAACTTCTTTCCATAGACGATCCCGTTACCTTCCGGCCCTATACCGTCCGGGAAGAGAAAGCGATGCTCCTGGCTTTTGAAAGCCGGGATGAGAAGGAAATCATCGCGTCCATCGAAAACCTGGTCTCATCCTGTGTGATCGGAGACATTGATATCAGGCAGCTCCCGGCTTTCGACCTCGAATATCTGTTCCTTCAGATTCGCTGTAGATCCGTCTCACAGGTGGCAGAATTCCGCATGGTGTATAATGGGTGCGAAACCACGACGGAGGCATGTTACCAGGAATTCAAGATCGACCTGTCAAAGCTGGAGGTGGTTGAACCCACGGGCCACACGAAGCGTATTCCCATCACGGATACTATCGGCGTTGTGATGCGCTATCCGTCCATGGAAATGATGGAAAAAATGACGGCGGCATCAAAGAAAAAGATGTCTCAGATCGAAACGATGTACGACATAATTGGACGGTGCATCGAATCCGTGTGGCATGGTAAAAAGGTCATTGTCGCCGACACAATTCCTGCTAGCGAAATACAATCATTCATCGAAGACCTGTCGCGCGAACAGTTTACTAAAATTCTTGCCTTCTTCGAAACGATGCCGGCCGTTCAGACGACGGTAAAACGAGCATGCGAGAAATGTGGGAAGCATGTCGAGATGGAGGTTAAGGGACTAGCCAATTTTTTTTCATAGCGTTCGCGTATCAGTCCCTGACGAACTACTATATCTCTAATTCGTTTCTCGTCGAATATAATTACTCATTGAGAGACATCGGTGAACTACTGCCTTTTGAACGAGAGATTTACCTTAACCTCGTGCTGAAATCGATACAAGACAAGAACGAAGCAATAAAAAACGCAAGCCGGCAATAAGCGATATGGAGCACGCAAGAGATTTTCACGACATCGGGCCGGCCTCTGATCCGGCCCCGGCTCCGCAAGGACCTATACAGCCATGCGAACCCTCCGTCATTGATCTGGACAGATCACCCGAAGCATTAGTACCCGATCAGCAGCCCAGAGTAACGTGGGAAAACAGGCGGCGTATGGCGTGGTCGTGCCTCGTGTTCTTCTTTGCCCTGGTACTTTACACGGGACTATGGATGCCGCTCGACCGCCTGGAGAAAGCAGACAACTTTCTTCAAAATGCTCTATGGGTATGTTTCGCTATCGTATCCGTGTACATGGGATCGACGTCGCTCGCGACCGTTTGGGCATTTAGAAAGAGATGACGAGCAGCCTAGCACCGGCCATTGACGAACTGCGTGCATATAACGCCGAGAAGTCGCTATATGAAAGCAAAGATGACGGAGACGACTCATCTGCGTCAATATTGTCCATGATCGCTGACCATGTCCAGGCGATAGACAATCACGTCTTCTCGTTAGCGATAGACATGAAAAGTCTGCTCAGTTCTCTGGCCGAAATACATCTTGCTCAAGTAGATATGTACAAAGCCGTAGCGGGACCACAGCTAGACTGGTTAATGAAGATTGCACAAAGCAACCGTTACATAGCCACGGTTATCAGCGAGATTGCAATTCAGAACAATCTTATCCGGCAAAAAAAATCTCTTGATCCATATCTCAACGCAGAGAAACAGTCCGAGATGTATGGACCCAATGATAAGAGCGGTAATCAAAAAGATAGAAGAAGAAGTACGCCGGTCAATCCATTCGATGTCTCCAGCTTGAATAGTAAGACAGAAGCGGGTATTGGCGGATTTCTAGGCGGAGCTTTTGGTGGTGTTGTTACGAAACTGAGAACAATTTTCATTGAAATTGTAGAAGGATTAGGACTCCTCGTCGTTCTATTCATCGGGGGACTCCCCGATCTTGTCAAGAAAGCCACGGCGGCAAAACTCGAAGCCGGGGAATTCTGGTCATTCGTAGTCGATGGCATCTTGAAAAATCTAGGACACATTGCCGTTCAGATTGGAGAAGCTGTTTTTTACATCGGCGACCAACTGACTTCAGCAGTTAGCAAATACATTTTTGGAGATGCATTAGGAACAAAGATTGCTGATGTTATTCTGAAGATAGAACATGGACTCGTCGCGTCCCTCGTGGCTGGTGTGGACACCTTTTATAAACAAGCGAAAGCTCTGTTTGCCCCCGATCAAGACATCGAAGACAAGATTGAAAAACAAAAACAAAAGATTGATGCTCTAAAAGTAGAGCTGGCCGTCGCAATAGGAAACCACGACAAAGCCCTAACCGAAGATTTAGAAAAGCAGATTGCTGACGCACAGGCTGAGATCGCTCGACAGCAAGAACGTGCCAAAAATAGAAAAGATATGAGCCGTGTTGACCGGATCTTTGATGATGTCGATGAAGCTGTCAAAACATACGTCGACAACATAAAAGATTGGTGGAACGATCAGTATATCAAAAACTTTCGTGAACTTCTTCAGAATGGCATCGTTAAACCGTATACCGACCTCAACAATTACGTATTGAGTGGACTAGATTATTGCATTGACAGTATCAAAGAAGGCTTAGCAAACGCGTTTTCGTCCGATGCCATATCTACAATGGTTCAGGGTGTTGTTGCACAGTGGTTGAAGCTTTTCAACAGGCTCGGCTCGGCGATCTCCGGATATGCAGATTCAATTTGGGCTGGCTTCAAGAAAGCAATAGGAATCGAAGAGACGCCGGCTGTTCCACCCGTCGAACCTCACGCGGAAATGAGAGGTCCTCCAGAGCCCGTTCCGCCGCCGGCGAAATCCGGGGACGATACCTCGATGACGCCAGCAGAGAAAAGCCGCCTGGAGGCTTTCATTGCCCCGGCCTTGGATAGAAAAACATCTATCGTGGATCGCCTGAGAACGGACGTCACCCCACCCATGTCCATTGCAAACGCTCTAGGAAGCTCACAGTTGGCTCCTACGACCGGGGCGATTGCTATGGGCAGGACAGCCGCCATGCAAACTGAGGCGGCTCAGGCGGCTTCTGGAGGCTCTACAGGGCCAGGAGCGGTCGTGGTAAACGCCCCCAGCTCCGTGAAGAATTCGTCCACGACGATGATGTTCCTAGCTCCAGATCCTCATCCGAACCACGATATCGTCCGCAGGACCGGCGACTTCCAACCCTACCGCTAAACGTCCTCGTCTAGCAAACGCTGAAACTCAGACAGATCGCTATCGAAGTCATCACTTAGAGGCGTCGATACAGCAGGTTGTGCTGGCGCTTGGGGCTGGGCGTGAGATGACACAGCCACGGGCCGATTGTAACCCAGAACCTCGAACAGGCGAGCCTCCAGCTCCTCGTAACTCTTGAATTTCGATGGGTCATGAAATTCGCCCTTGAGCTTATATGCCTGACCGCAGATCCGATCGATCTCGTCGTCGGTCCCGAGGGGAGACATATAATCGAACTTTGACGCCGAATAATCAGCGTACTTGTCCTCTCCTTGTTTTGTCATCACCTTGACGCGGAAGTTTGCGCCTGGATATCCATATTCTTCAACCCACTCCTTGATCTCTTCGACGCTTGCATTCTTCGGTGGGGCGAACGGAGAAAAGGGATTGATCTTAATGTCCTCTGGATCAATGGGGTACATGGCGAGATGGATCATATCATAAAGCTGCTGACCAAAGCGGTAGAGAAATACCTTGCCCTCATTTTCGGGATGGTTCGTATCCCGTATTACATAGATATTCGTGTAATAGGACTTCTTGCGGACGCGCTGCTTTGCCGCGAGTTGCCCGGCCTCGCCGCGCTTCCAGTCCTCCGCGTTGAGCTTTGCCACGGGGTCTGACTTGTCAATCGTGCGAAGGGACTTTTCGGAATAGCGGCCGCCAGGACCGGTGAAGTCGTGCCGTATAACCTGAATGTAATCGTCGGTCTCGCCTTCGGGTGCTGGCAAAAACCGGATAATGGCAGACGCATTGCCATCTTCGTTACGCTCTGGATACCAGAAACGACTATCCTGACTCTCACGAGGGGCATTGCCAGATAGCTGTTCAAAAGAACGTTTCAGTACCTCGGTCTTTTCTTTGGCTCGGGAACGCAGAGAAGAAAATGAACTCATAAATTATTCCTTAGACTTTAAAGCTTTTTTGATAGCAAGGCGGGCATCGTTGTAATCAAATATGAGAAAAGGAGAATATCGTCCCATCATCCTTTCTGTTTCAGGCCAGAGTACGTCGTCTATAACTCCATTGTTCCACTTCGTTCTAAAATTGAAGAGGCGGTCATAGACGATCAATGTTTCGAGTGATATCGCGTCAGCATAGAAAAGAGAAAGTAGTAGAGGGTGGCCGCCTTCCTTAGGTTCAAAAATGTCCTTTACATCCGGAGAGGCTTTCTTGATTGCCAACGACTCTTGGTAGACAATCTCGGGAAGACGCTCAATATTCTTTTTCCATGTATCAGCGATATAAACTGCTTGCAGAGACAAGAAATACGCAGGTGGTTCATTAACCTTTCCAGATACAAAGTTCGCAACGAGATGATTGGTATATTCAATTGCATCGGGATACTTTCGGGCAATTCTCTTGAAATGCAATCGGCTTCGGTTTGTGTCAAAAGTCTCCTTCTTGGCTCTCACCTTGCCCTTGTATTTGAAAAAATCATAGGACGGTGAAGTGAAATGCAGACGAAGGGCGTTGAACAAGCAATATGCTTCGAAAGCGTCCATTAATC